CTTTGAACGTCTACCCACCTGTGGGCGGCGCGTTTAACGGTGGCACTGATAACGCACCTGTAACTATCGCTGCTGGAGCCTTTCAATGGTTCGTAGGTCGCGGTACTTACAATGACTGGACTACCGCTTAACTCAGCAATGAGCTAAAATAAAGGCCACAAGGTTAACGCTTTGTGGCTTTTTTTAATCAACCAAAGGAAAAAACCGTGAGCAATCCTCCAAGTTTTCTCGAACAAACTCTCCATGTCGTATTTTTCACTGAAGCTATTGAATTCAAGGCTGAAAGTGAGAAAGCTGGTCGTCCTATTTTTCGTGACGTAGCATTTGTCCGCATTATTGTCCCTGGCGATACAAACAACATCATTGAGCGTAAAGCTACTAAAGATGATGAAATGAAATTCCCTCGCGCATGGGCACGATACAAGGCAGAGGAAAAAGAGGCTGTGGACGGTATGCCTTTGGAGCAATGGCCTCAAATCACACGTTCTTTGCTGAAAGAATTGAAGTATTTTGAGGTTCATACGGTTGAACAGTTGGCTGGTTTATCTGATGGTCAAGTTGCCAAATTGGGCATGGGCTTTACAGAGTACCGCAATAAAGCAAAAGCGTACATGGAAGTAGCTTCTGGTACTGCAAGCCAAACAGCACAAGCCGCTGAAAATGAGCGTTTGAAACAACAAATGGCTGACCTACAAGCTCAAATCGTTGCCTTGGGTAGCGAGAAAAAGCGTGGTCGCCCTGCTAAAGAAGAAGTCGAAGCATGATCTGCCCAACTTTTAAGCTATTCAAGGATTTCTTTTTGAACAACAAAGAGAAGTCTATGAGCGTGTCAAAAGAGATTTTTGATGCGTATTTGAATGGTTTGCAAGTTAGTCAACGCGCTGCGGCTAAATTGAGCGACACAAAAGCTGTATGGTACGGCATGGGTGGCGCTCGTTACATTGAGGTTAAATAATGTCGTATAGCGCCTTAGATTTAGTTCAACAAGTCTGCGATGAACTTGCATTGCAGCGGCCTACGATTGTGGTTGGCACTACTGACCCTAACATCCGCCAATTAAGTGCCTTGTTGAATCGTCTAGGGGCTGACATTACCCGTCAATCTGAATGGCAACGGATGAACAATGAGTATCTTATTGTCACCAAGTCGTTTGAATTGACTGGCACTGTGACAAACGGCTCAAACGTCATTACTGGATTGTCAAGCACTGCCGACATTACGACAGATTTCACTATCCTTGGTGTCGGTATTGAGCCATTTGCACAAGTCCAATATGTCAATAATTTGACAACTATAACGATGGACATGATTGCAAACCAAAGCGGCACAGTTACGCTGACGTTTGCACAAAACAAGTTTGATATGCCTGCGGATTGGAACTGGCAAATTCCTGAAACTGAATGGAACCGCACCACACGCTGGCCGTTGCTTGGGCCAAAATCAGCTCAAGAATGGCAGACATACAAAGGCGGCATTGTCTCTGCTGGCCCTCGCCAACGCTATCGAATCTTGCAAGACAAGTTGTGTATCAACCCTAGCCCACCTAACGGCGAAACGCTGGCCTTTGAGTACATCTCGAATGGCTGGGTAATTGGTGCAGACGGTACGCGCAAAGAGAAGGTGACTGCCGATACTGACACATTTGTGTTTAGTAACTCTTTGATGACTACTGGCCTCAAGGCACAGTGGAAAGCCGCAAAAGGGCTTGACCCGTCATTCGATTTGGCTGAATTTCGCTGGTTGCTTGAGAATGAAAAAGCAACCGACAAGAGCGCACCTGTACTTTCATTGGCTCCTGCTTATGGCAGTATTCTTCTTTCGACAAACAATATCCAAGACGGCTCGTGGCCTGGAAACTGAGGTAACAAATGGACAAAAGCGCAATTATTAAAGCCCTTCGTGACGGCACTCAAGCAACCTCAAACGGAATTGCTAGTAGTGTGCTTGGTCAGCCTATTGACGGGATTGCCGCTGGCCTTAACTATATTGGCATCCCAACTGGTGAAGCGCCTGTTGGTGGCTCTCAATGGTTGCAAAACAAAGGAATTACTCCACAAATTCAAGACGGCGGTATTCCTGCTTACATTGGTGATGTGCTAGGTCAAACAGCTGGTAACTTGGCGTTTGGCGTTGGTCAAGTGCCAAAGCAAATCAAATGAAAAAGGCATGGGAACTGTTTTGCAAATATTTTCCTGCAATATGGGTTTCCATTGTTTTCATAAACTTATTTGTAAAACGGTTAACTAATGGCAACAGCTAAACATACATCGTTACCCGCTAGTGTAGGCGGTCTCAACGCAAGAGATAGCGTTGTTATGATGCCTAAAGAAGATGCGGTAAAGCTGACCAACTGGTTTCCGTACCCTTCTTACATTGGCACACGCAAAGGTCGCACGCCTCATGTGACTGGTTTTACTGCGCCTGTTGAAACTTTGATGGAATACGCTGGTGTAGACGGTACAAACAAGTTCTTTGCGGCTTCTGGCACTGCGATTTACGATGTAACTGCGGCTGGCACTGTTGGCTCTGCTGTTCTTTCTGGTTTGGCTAACGCTCGCTGGCAAGAGACGATGATTACTACCGCTGGTGGGTCGTTTCTAGTAATGTGTAATGGGCAAGACGCACCAAAGAAATACGATGGTTCTACATGGTCAAACATGACTATTTCAAACCATGTAACGCCTTCTGATTTTGTTCATGTCTGCCTATTTAAAAACCGACTGTATTTCACCGAGAAAAACTCGCTCGAAATTCATTACTTGCCTACTCTTTCTATTGGGGGTGCTGCTTCGGCTTTCCCGTTAGGCTCAGTGTTTAGGCGTGGTGGCTATATCATGGCCTGCTACACATGGACATTGGATGCTGGTTCAGGCTCTGATGACCATCTAGTAATTGTTTCGTCAAAGGGTGAGATTGCTGTTTACCGAGGCACTGACCCATCTAGCGCTAATGACTGGGGGCTGGTTGGCGTTTACTACGTTGGTGAACCTGTTGGCAGACGTTGCGGTATTAAGTACGGTGGCGACTTAATCGTTAACTGCTTGGGCGGTGTATTCCCATTGTCAAAGGCTCTGCTATCCGCAACGATTGACAAGCGCAATGCTTTGACAGACAAGATTCAGAACACGGTTTCCGAGGAAATGCAGTTCTACGGCAATAACTTTGGCTGGCAATTGTGTCTGTTTGAAGAATCAAATATGCTGATTCTGAACGTACCCAAAGGTAACGGCACTAACTATCAGTTCGCGCAAAACACGATTACAGGCGCTTGGTGCAAGTTTGAAGGGTGGGATGCTCAGTGCTGGTTATATAGCCGTAACGGTCTGTATTACGGCGATTCAACGAGTGTTCAAAAGGCTTGGCAGGGCAATCTAGACGATACAACGCCGATTCAATCTGATGTGATTATGTCGTATCAGTATTTTGGTGATTTGGCGACAAACAAGTTCTTTACGATGGTGAAGCCTTATTTGTTGGCTAGTGGCAGCCCTTCGATTTTGTACGGTTTATGCGCTGACTTCAAAGAAACTGAGCCAGAAGGTACGTTTGTCTACGAAGCTCCAACGGGCATGGTTTGGGGTGATATGTACTGGGGCACGATGGTTTGGGGTGGAGGCATGAACTCTATTACTAGTGGTTGGCATACGGTTGGCACAATTGCTAACGCTGCGGCATTGAGACTGAAAGTGCAAAACAACGGTTCAGAGGTTCGATTGATGAATGTATCTCATGTTCATAATCATGGCGGGATTTTGACGTACTGATGAAGTTTCCTATTGTCATAAAACCAGAATACACGCTATATCTTGAGCATTGGAATGGTGTGTATTGGTTTCATACTGATGTGAAAGTATGGACAAGCAGTGCAAAAAAAATGATGCTCAATGATTTGAGAAAAATTTGCGATTTAGTTACAATGCCACTACGCGCTTTTGTGAAGGCAGAAAACCTGAAGCTTCAAAAGTTTGGCAATTGTCTAGGTTGGTTTGTTGAGTTTGAAGCCACCTTGGAAGATGGTTCAAAGGCTTTTGTTTATAGATTGGGTTGAAATATGGGTGATTTAGTAAAAGGTTTAGGCAACGCTGTTTTGAAGCCTAGCATAGGCGGTGCTATTACTGCTGTTGAAGATTATTTCAAACCTAAAACTCCAGAAACTCCTGATTACGCTTCTTTAGCAGACCAAACAGCGGCTAATAATTTAACTGCTGCTAAATATGCTACGGTAGCTAACAGGGCAAACCAGTACAATCCTTACGGTTCTGTGACTTGGCAAAAGGGTGCTACTGATTTTGACCCTTGGACTCAAACAACGAATTTCACTCCACAAGGTCAACAATTATTTGATCTTCAAAACCAGACTGATTTAGCTTACGGTCAAGCTGCTGCAAAAGGTTTTGAAAATGTCAAAGGTTTGTTTGAGAATCCAAACATTGATGAATCAAAGCTAACGGCAATGCCGATGAACGCAGGCGTTAACTCGCAAGCTGCCATTATGTCGCGTTTGCGCCCTACGCTCGACCAAGAGCAGCAAGCCTTAGAAGCAAGCCTAGCCAACAAGGGCATTGCATTAGGCTCGCAGGCTTATAACCGTTCGCAAAACTTGCAAGATCAGCGCATGAACGACTTGGAGCTGCAAGCTGCACGTCAAGGCATTGAACTGGACATGAACGCTCGCCAGCAAGGTTTGAATGAACAATTTGCTCGGATGCAACAACCTTTGAACTTGGTTAACGCTCTTAAAACAGGTTCACAAGTTCAAGCGCCACAATTCAGTAACTATGCACAGCAGCAAACAACGCAAGGTGCAAACCAACTTCAAGCGGGCCAACTTGGTTATCAAGCAGACTTGAATACAACTAACGCACAAAACGCATACAAGCAAAACATTATGCAAGGCTTGTTTAGCCTTGGTAGTGGTGGAATGTCTAACGGAATGTTTTAAATGAATCAATTTACAGACCCATTCGCAGCACAAGAAGCTATTGCACAAGCCGCTTTTAATCGAGCGCAAAAGCAACAGCAAGAATTTAACGTTCCTCAGGGCACAATGGCTGGACAAGTTTATGTCCCGTCTAGCCCTTTGCAACATCTTGGAGAATTGCTACGCCAAAAAGGTGCAATGAATCAAGAGAAGAAGGCAATGCAAGAGCTTCAAGGCATTGGACAACAACGGCAGGAAGCGCAAGGCCGTGATATGTCTGCCTTTGTGCAAGCCCTTCGCGGTACACCTGCACAACCTGAGTTTCAAGCTGCTGGCCCTGCTCCACAAGGTGCGCCACAAGAAGGTGGTTATACGGTTCCTGCACAAGCTGCTAAACCTGGTGACGCTTATGGTGCATATGCACAAGCGGCTGCAAGTCAATCTCCAATGGTTCGCCAAATGGGTATGCAAGGCATGGCGCAACTGCCACAAATGGAGCAACAAGCGCAATTACGGCGTGAAGCATTGGCACAACAACAAAGCGAAAATGCCTTGAACCGTCAATCGCGTGAAGATAATTTGCGTATGCAGTTAGATGCGCAACGTCAAATGAAGGAAATGATTGCTTCTAATCGCCCTGAGCGACAAGCTCAAATCATTGACGCTGATCACGGCAAAATGTGAATGCTGCCAAATGGCACTCTTGCGCCATCGATGCTGGTTCAAGGTAATGTCATTTCAGGGCCAAAAGGCCCACAAGGTGATGCAGCTCGCGCTCGTGAGGCAAATCAAGCATTGCAAGCAATTCAACAAGCAGAGAAAGTATTGCCAAAAGCCACAAGCTCAGGCATTGGCAACATGTTAGACCAAGCCGCTGGTTTTGTAGGTTATTCAACACCAGGCGCACAAAACGCTGCAAAGCTCAAAGCTCTTGAAGGCGAGTTGGTTTCTAAAATGCCGAAAATGTCTGGCCCACAGTCTGATAAGGATGTGGCCTTGTATAAGCAAATGGCTGGTGTTGTTGGTGATGCAAATGTACCAATTAAGACGCGCCAAGAGGCTTTAAACACTGTTAAAGAGATTCAACAGCGTTATGCTGGCGCTCCAATGCGATTGGGAAATCAGCCTAATACAAGCATGAATCCTGCGCCTACTCAAAACATTGATTCACTCTTGGACAAGTACAAATAATGGCAACACTTGAACAACTTGAAAGCGCCTTAGTAAAGGCTGATGCGGCTGGCAATGTTGATGATGCCAAAGCATTTGCGTCTGAGATTCGCAATATGCGCGGTGCGGCAATGCCAAGTGTTACACCAAAAGAGCAAAAAGTAACTTTGCGCCGTGAAGATGCGCCTTCTGGCGGAATGAGTTTTGACCCTAATACTGGTGAAGTTGTCATGGATGATGGTGGCACTCAAGCAACTGGTTTAGATGCTTTTGTTCGAGGTGTTGGCTCTGGTTTAGGTAATCTTGTTAGATCTTCAAATATGAAGCAACAAGCGCAACCATACAAAGAGCAAATGCCTATTGCTACTGGCGCTGGTGAATTGGCTGCTGAAATCGGCGCTACTTTGCCTGTTGGTGGTGCATTGGCTAAAGGTGTCTTGAAGGCGGCTCCACAAGCAACAAACTTGGCTAGTGCTTTGCGTACTGGTGGCATGAGTGCTGGCGAAGCTGCTGGAGCGCGTGGTCTTGCTACTCGTATTGGCGGCGGTGCTGTAACTGGTGGCGCTGCTGGTGCAATGATTAACCCAGAAGATGCAGGAACAAGTGCAGCTATTGGTGCTGCTTTGCCTGTTGGCGGAGCATTGATTCGTGGCACTGGTATGGCAGCTCAAAAACTTGCAGGAGGAATGAATGGCGCAGGTAGTGAAGCAATGAGCCAAGCATTTAAAGCGGGTCAAGCAGGTGGTGATGTTGCACAAACATTTACCAAAAATATGCGTGGCGGCGCTGACATGACAGATGTTTTGGATGTTGCAAAGTCAAATCTTGCAAAGATGAACGCTGATAAACAGGCGGCTTATCGTGCAGATATGAACGCATTAAAAACAGACAAAACAGTTTTAGATTTCGGCGGAATTGATAAGTCTATTGAAAACGCAATAGGTAAAGTGTCGTTTAAAGGCCAAGTCAAGAATGAAGGCGCAGCAAGTTATTTAGGAAAAGCACAAGCTGAAATTGATAATTGGAAAAACCTAGACCCTACTGAGTTTCACACTCCTGAAGGCTTGGATGCGCTTAAACAAAAGGTTGGAGACATTCTTGAATCTATCCCGTTTGAACAAAAAACAGCACGCTCTGCGGTTGGTGATGTTTACAACGGGATTAAGAATGAAATAAAGAAGCAAGCGCCTAAGTATGACGAAACAATGAGTGCATACAGCGAGGCAAGCAAGCTAACAAAAGAGATTGAACAAGCATTGTCTATTGGAAATAAGGCTTCTGCTGATACTTCTATGCGTAAACTGCAAAGTTTGATGCGTAACAATGCGAGTACAAACTATGGAAACCGTTTAGATTTGGCTGCAAAGTTAGAACAAGCTGGCGGACAACAAATAATGCCTGCACTGGCAGGTCAAGCGTTAAATTCTTGGACACCAAGAGGATTGCAGAGTCTTGCTGTTTCTACTCCAGCTGCAATGACTAGCATGGCTGCTGGTGGTTTGCCTGCTGTCGCAGGAAACTATCTTGCAACATCTCCGAGATTAGCAGGAGAATTGTTTTACGGAGCTGGAAAACTTGCTAAACCAAATGCTTTGGTAGATGCACTACGTCAAGGCGCATATCGCACAGCTCCAGTTGTCGGAGCTGATTAAAATGGCGATTCTTGATATTTTTCAGCGAACCATTTTGGAATAGCTTTACCAGTTGGATTTTTGATTTCTCGCAATGCAATCCATTTTCCGATGTTTATGAAAGCAAAATAAGCGCAAGCAATAGCAAAAAATTCAAACATTCTGTTTTCTCCTATTAGCCCCCGTAATTGGGGGCTTTTTTTATTAACGGCTGCCGTAATTGTTATACGTAACACCGTCTGGCGCACTACGGAAGTGAGGCGCGACATAAGTGCCGTTACTACGTGTATAGCCGTTCACCATATCTGCAAAAGCAGAGAATGAAGCGATGCAAGCCAAGATAGCAATAAGTTTTTTCATGGTAGTTTCCTTTAGGTTAAAAACAGCGGCGGATGCCAGAGATATCGACAAAACAAGAGTTTGGTAAACGGTGTTGGTTCATCAAAATTTCTTTGTTTTGATCTTCGATTCGTTGCAGTCTTTGTGACTGTTGTTGCATCATGTTATCTCGTTCGATACATTGATAAAACGCGTGGTTAGGTAGTGTAATGTCGCAATAGGCAAATGCGGTACTTGATGTAAGCATAAGTGCAATTAAAAGCAATTTCATGTGAACTCCTGTTGTTGATGTGAGAATCGTAACCGAAAAAAGCAATCTTTTTCTAAGTAGTTTCACCTATTTTTTATCATTGTTTCTATGGTATAGCGCAAAGCATGGCAAGCGTGTAAAATTGCGGCAATTGTGAAACGGTAAAGGAAAGCAAATGAGCCGCAATGGATCTGGAACATACGTAGCGCCTAGCGGAAGCTGGAATCCTGGAGTTACAGGACAGGCTGCAACGCTAGGTGACTGGCAGATTCTTTTAGCTGACATTGTTTCGGCTCTTACTCAGTCTCTTTCCCGTGATGGTCAAGGTGGAATGACTGGTAATTTGCCGCTTGGTGGCAACAAAATCACCGGCATGGGCGCTGCAACAGGTACAGGCCAAGGTTTAATCTTTGAACAACTGTTTAACCAAGGTACAGAACAAGACCTAGCAAGTGCAGCAACTACAGACATTGGCGCACAGTTGACAAACTTCTTGCGTATCACTGGCACGACAACGATCGCATCGTTTGGCACTAACTACAAAGGGCCGCGATTCCTTCGTTTTGCTGGTGTTCTTACGCTGACTAACTCAAGTACTCTGATTTGCCCAAGTGGTGCAAACATTACCACCGCTGTTGGTGATGTTGCTGTTCTTGTTCCAAAAGCTACATTAGGCGCTTCTGATGGTTGGTATATCGCTGCATATCAAAGCGTTTCAGGTATTGTTGTAAACACTGCAAATATCACAGATAAAGCTGTTACCTATGCAAAGATTCAGGATGTAACCGCTGGAAAAGTCTTAGGCCGTGATACCTCGGGTAATGGCACAGTTCAAGAGTTGCCTATTTCCGTAGATTCTTCTGGAAACGTATCAATTGCAGGTAAAACTACTTTTGGCAAGGGTTCATCTGCTGGTGTAGTTATTGGGGATGTTTTAACAAACAGCAGTTCAGTTCTTAGGATGCAAGGAACAAGCGCAGGAAAAAATTGGCAAATAGCTAATAACTTAAATGTAGTTGGTTTAGAGTTTACGCCATCAACTGCGGATGGAGGTACAACTTATACAACCCCATCTGCTACTTTGCTTTCTAATGGAAACTTCGGCTTTAACTCAGGATATGGCTCTGCTGCTACTGCTTACGGATGTCGTGCTTGGGGCTCTGTAAACGGCGTAACAGGTGCAACACTTGCATCTGGTGGAGTTAGTAGCACAGCGCACCCATCAACAGGTATTATTACTGTTAATTTGTCATTTACTATGCCAGATGCAAACTATTCAGTAGCGCCTACTTTTGTCCAAAATGCTTCTGGTACTTATGTAAACGCAATCAGTGTTTTGAATAAAACTACAACATCGTTCCAAATCAAAACAGAACGCGTTACTGGTGGTTCAACAGCCGCCCAAGAGGATGTGTCTCAAGTTAACTTTACGGTGCATCGCTAACATGAAAATCATTGCTTACAAAAATCAAAATGATGTGCATCTTTTATTTGCTGCTGAGTGTGGCATGGAATTAAAAGATATTGCAGACAAAGATGTACCGCCTGGCTTGCCTTATGTTTTCATTGATGATGAAAGTCAAGTTGAAAGCATCGATTGGACAAAGCCTGAAAGCGTAGGTCTTGGACCTGAGTTGTTTTGGTCAATTGATAAATCATGAATGACTTAATCAATCTTCTTAAGCAATACGCGCCACAATTAGCTATTGCAGCTGGTGGGCCTTTAGCTGGTTTAGTTGTGTCTCAAATCGCGCAAAAGCTAGGCGTAGAAGCCACGCCAAGCGCCGTATCTGCTGCGATACAGGCTGACCCACAAGTGGCAATTAAACTGGCAGAGATTGACGTTAAGCACTTTGAAATTGAAGCTCAAGACCGTGATTCAGCCCGTGATCGTGAAAGTGAAATTGCAACTAGCGCCAACTCGCCTTGGTTGAATAAAGCGGTGACGCCTATCCTTGCGCTAGTTATCGTGACTGTTTGGGCGTGTGTTCAATACTTCATTTTGAATCACGGCATCCCAGTTGAAAACCGAGAGCTAGTGGCTCGTGTTTTGGGTACTTTGGACGGTGCATTGATTATGTGCCTTGGCTACTATTTCGGCGCAAGCCATAAACACTAATGATTCTCAAACTAGAGCGCATCCACTTTGGCGAGACTTTCACCATTGGAAAGATTTTCAATGGCAGAGATTTTGTGTGTTTTACGCTCGAAGATAAGGTTCGAGAAATCGAAGGCAAGCCAGTAGCAGAGTGGAAGGTTTACGCAAAAACCGCCATTCCTAAAGGCTACTACCCTATCAAGGTAACAATGTCTAACCGCTTCAAACGTGAGTTGCCATTGCTTGAAGGTGTTGAAGGTTTTGAAGGTGTGCGAATCCATACAGGGAACACTAGTGAACACACCGAAGGCTGCTTAATCGTTGGCAGCACTTGGGATGGTAAG